TTGTCTATTTTTCCAGTAGAAGGATAAGGTTTATTAAGTGGTGGAGTAAGAATCGATCCTCCCACCGCTCCTGCATCTTTTTCTACTGCGTATTTAAATAGATATTCCATTGGTCAATATTTCCGAATCCTCTTTCAGCATGTGCAATAGCATACCCAGGCACTATATCTGGATAACAACTAAATACCAATGGATTATTAATCTCAGGCAATATCTTAGAAAACACAATATGGTCACCTAAACCGCAGTTCAATACTACGATTGTGTGATCTTTGTATTGCATGAAGTTCTGAAAGATCTGTTCATCATGAAGATACAGAGATTCATCTTTTTCACTTCTAATCCCACCTTCAGGATTCTTCAAATGCCATGTAACCGCATTGGGGATAACGTAGAGCTTGTACCCCATCTGGTGTAAGCCATAACTAAACAATGTCTCTTCTCGATGCGCTACCCTTGATAAACCAATGTTGTAGTCATAGATTCCAGCACGATAGATAAAAGAACAATGAAGATGTTCAACTTCTTTTACTTTCTGAATGTAATTCCATTGGATATTAGGTTCGTTTGCTATGTTGTCTATTTTTCCAGTAGAAGGATAAGGTTTATTAAGTGGTGGAGTAAGAATCGATCCTCCCACCGCTCCTGCATCTTTTTCTACTGCGTATTTAAATAGATTCTCAAGCACATTAGGCTCTGGAATAGCATCATCGTCCATTCTCCAAACCCACTTGTAGCCCATAATATTGGCGGTCTGATGATTCCAATGAGTGCCCTTTTTCTGAGCAAACACCCATTCCCATTCGATGTTTTTGATGTTCATCATCTCAAATAGATTCTTATAAATCAATTCTTGACGTACATCTCTAGGCTCATCATTGTCATCAAAAATAATCACTTTATCGGGTGATTTGGTTTGATTAATGATTGCAGCAAGTGCTAGTGGTAGGGTTGTGTCGTATCGGCCCCTAGTACCGATAGAGCACAAAACACTATCCACGATCCCACCTCAAAATCATTAGATTGCATTGGTTCTGAGGACTGATTGGAACTACTGTATCTGACACCCGTCCATGTTGATCAATGTAATTAAACTTGAACCCAGAGAAGTGTGATTCGTTTAATCCGTGAATCTTATGGTGAGGACCCCAGAATCCTACAGGCTCATTCCAAGGAACAGTAATTAGCAATCGATCACAGTGGTTTTTGAGTTCTTCTACGATCTCCAACCCATTGTCTAGATGCTCTATAACCTCAAAAGCAATGATTGTGTCGTAATGGTCTAGAGATATCTTATTGATATCACCCTCAAGGAACTGTGATTTTTCTAGCCAGTTTTGTTCTTGAGCAACATTGATGATGATTGGGTCGTAATCAACACCCGTGTAATCGGTATCGTTTGGTAGGAATTGGCATCCGTAACCAGAAGAACAACCAACCTCTAATACCTTTTTACCAAGTAGATTTTGATTAGCCCACATATATCGTGTAGCTTCTCTTGGGAGAACAGGGTCTCCTTTTAGAAATACTGCCCGTTCATAGTTATTGGTTAAAGCCCACCGATACCATTCTGGGTGTATTTCTTTTGCTAACTTTATACAATGAATCTTGAGAATTTCTTCCCACTGCGTTTTTATATCCAAGCCATACATATTCAATTCCAATTTAAGGTTGTGTGGATGTCTCCACGGGTGCTACATAATTAGGGTCGTTAGGCCAAGTCACTGAACTAGCAGTAATCAGACTTTCAATGTCTGTACTTGCATTGATAGCAGTCTTTGCATTCAATGCAGTTGTCCTGACTGATTCTCTCCAAGTCTTCCAATTTTCAGGCATGGTTGTGTTGGTTTCCAATGCCTTGATTGTCATGTAATCACTTGGAGACAACAAAGAAAATGCTTGTTGGTTTACTTGGTTAATGGCAATTGTCTTTAAGCCAGCCAAGTCTTTGGGTGTTGAGGTAAAGCCAATGTCTACCACATTGCCATTGATTGCTGGTGCAGACTCTGTAACCCAGTAGTACTTATCATCTGGTCTAGAACCATAAACCACTTCCATGACACCCAAGGCATTCTTTTCTTCTTGGGTTGCTAATTGAAACCAGTTGTTAGCGTAAGTCACATCATCGACTGTGAACTGACTACCCTCTTGGATAATCTGTTGTACTGTGTTGTCTTTAACGATTGCAAACATGATTGCTCCTTAGAATGCGTTACTGTATGCGAATGGATTGGATGCAAAAGCGGCATAAAGATATGTACCGCCAGATGCGTTTATATAACTATATGTTGCCGCAACTTGAAATCCATTTGAAGTAACGTTGAAATCAGAATAACCTGTTAATTCACTGTTATTTGAAGATGGATACAACTCGCTTCCAGTTACATTGTATGGATTTCTTGCGGTATCAATTATCATCCAATTATTTCCACCAGTGTCAGTGCGTTTGGACAAAATAAATCGTGGCTGGAATCCGCAATAAATAAATGGGCCTGGTGCAACACCAGTACCTGTCCAACTACCAAATGCGCTGAATCCAGCTATTGGGGCAAAACAATAGGCAACATAAGTAACAGTAACAGTATTGCTAGTTGTATTAATTCCAACTGAAAATACTGAACTTGTTGGTGATGTTGCGTTCCAAATAGTTGCACTAGATGCAGATGCAGCTGTTGTATCTATTAAAGTATAAGAACCATTACCAACTGAAGTATGATAAACAGGCCAATCTCCAGTTGTGCTTCTTGCTTTAATAATGATCATAGATGGTGCAATACCTAATCCATGACCAATTGTCCCAGCTGTACCCGATCCAGTATAAGTAACAACACTAAAACCTGAAGTTGTATTTGCGCTTACTGTTGAAGTAATTGATCCATTAGTATTGGTTGATCCAGAACCATTGGCTTTCCATTGCCACCCAACATAAGTGCTTGATGAATTATTTATGGATGTACTACTACCAATAGAAAAACCAGTAGACGTAAATGCAGAAACAAGGGCTGAACTTGTTGCCTCTGCTTGCGTTGAATCAGTTAGTAAAAATTGATTTGCTCCAGTAACTGCATTTACAAGTATATTACTGGTTGCACCTGACCTTCCTTTAGCCCAAACAAAATCAGGCTGAAATGCGCCACTATTTGTAATAGTTTGACTTGACCCATTACCAGTATACAAAGTAGCATCCATATACTTATTACCCTGTGCAATAGTAGGTGTGGGTAAGTTGTATGTGTTGAGTGCGTTATATCCTGATGGAGGTGTGTAGGTGAAACCTTGTTGACCAAAATTGACTGTTCCTGTACTTGTATTAGAGCCACTTGAATAGGCAATTAGAAACGCAATTGTTCCACTAATACTTATAGTCATTGAACCTTGTGAAGTACCATTTTTGTAAAATGCTAATGTATTTCCATTCAAATCCAATGCTATACCAATTACATCGCCAGTTGTATAAGTAGTAGTAATTGTGTTTGATGAAAATGTAAACCCACCTTTTGACTGTACATAATTTGGGCTTGCCTGTGCAGTTGCCCATGTAATACTTGGGCCTGTATTCCAATTGGTTGTATTTATTGCACCAATGCCAACTACTGCATAATCACCACCACTAATTGTTCCAACAATCATTTCGCAATACCATTTGCCACTTGTATTACCAATTGTAGAAACAGAACAATTATTGACTGGTGGTATAGATACTGCCAAATTACCATTAGACAACGTGCATGAACCCACCAATGGATTTAAAACAGCATAATTAGCCGCAGTCGCACTATACGCTACTGGCACATCATTCATACTGTCGTATGTTGCACCAGCAGTTAAGCTAATGTTATTGGTTGTCCAGTTATTACTATTACCACTTGTATCGTATCCTAGTGTGGTTGTAGATGTTGTGTTTGCAAATGTTAAATGGAATCCATTAGTTCCATAAGTACCTGTGTACTTTGCTGGACTCCATTGGCCTGTTGTTGCATTTGTAGATGCAAATGAAGATGGGGTTAATGCTTGACCATCAATAAAATAAATATCAGTCATGTAGCCGTCTAAATAATTTCCTGTAGTCATATAAGAGCCAAGTGTATGGCTCATTGCAGAATTTAGATAGCCATTATAATTTTGTGTTGGATATGTTGCATTTGTAAGAGCAGTAACTTGATTGCCATTTACATATAATTTAACTCTATTAGCAGCAGTTGCTTGAGTTGAGTCGTAAACACCTACAATATGATACCAAGCTGAAGGGTCACGAAATACTTGAGTTGTTGTTAAACGATAAGCATATGAACCCGTATATTCTGCTAACTCAACTGTAGAATTAGCGTTAAATGTAATACTAGCTTGAGCTGAACCACCTGTAGCTGCACTAAAAATTCTCATGTCGCCAAATAAACCACCCTTTACCCAACCACTCCATGTCCATATTTTATTATTTGTAGGTGTGGAAAATGTCCTACTTAAATAAGCAGTAGCACTACTTCTAAATCTTAAAGACTTAGATAATAATCCACCACTTGCAGGTGCAGATGTTTTAGCAGCACTAAACATTAGTAATTCAACCCAAAAACAGAACCAAAGGTCGAAGTGCCATCTTGGTAGAAATTGAAAATGTCATACTTACCAGATGCTGATGTTGCAGTAGGTGTTGTTCCACCAGACCATTTAAGAGTACCACCACCAGACCAAGTTAATGAATAAGACCCTGAGTAGGTCACAATAATGGTAAACGATTTGCCAGCCACAGAACTTGGCAATGTGATTGTGCCATTGGCATTTAAACTAATCTCTTGGATTGTGCCGTTAGCCAAACTTATTGTGAATGCTGACCCTGCTGATGGAGCATACAAAGTTTCAACATAATTAGTAACTGTTGGGTTGGTGATCGATGGATTAGTTTGAAGAACAACTGCACCAGAACCTGTGGTTGATCCTAGCGTACCAGAATAACCACTATAGCCTGAAATTCCTGATGCACCGCTAAATCCAGAAACGCCCGAACCAGAATATCCGCTAATTCCGCTATAACCCGAAATTCCACTA